AACGGGGGAAGCAATGAGCGAGCCAACTAAGAAGCAGTTACAGGACGAACTGGCCGAAGTGAATCGAGAATGGGAAAAGTCGCAGGAGCGAACGCGGGTGGCGGAGATTCGTACCGCCGAACTGCTCCAGGAGCGAACGCGGGTGGCGGAGATTCGTACCGCCGAACTGCTCGTAGACCGGGATTTCAGCGAACCTACTGCTTGGTGCTTGGTCGCAGTCACCGTGCTAGTGGGGATCTGCGGGGTAGTCAACGTGATCGAGACTCAGCACTCACGGGATGCGGTGATCGCGGCCATTCCCAAGGCGACGATACCTGAACTGACTAAGGACCACTTCCCGACGATAGAACACTGTCCGCAGGGGCAAATACGGCACTCTGGCGACACGACAATTTGTATCCATCGAGTGACGGTCTCTGCTCCCGTTGGTTGCTGGCTTGGGGCTGGAGCTACAGACGAAGACACGCTAAAACGCTATCCAATGCAAAGTTTCGACTGGTGGCAGGGGAACGACGGTGCCCAATTGCATGTACGGTCGGGCTGCGTGGGCAAGGTTCGGTACAGCGTGGATGGCGTGGAAGTGCATCCGGCGAACCTGAGCAAATCGAGTAAGACGGAGACAGTCAGGTTACCTCAGTGAACCGCGTGATGTGGCTGTCTACCATAGCCTGCGTGCTGTTTGTACTGGCTCTGTGGTTGAGGCTTTTCTGGTTTTGAAAGGAGAAACATGGCGAAGAAGAAGGAGCAAGCGGTAATGGTCACGACCGAGTTTCGAGGGGTATTTTTTGGCTACATGACCGATATGCCGAAGGGTGGCTCTCTAACACTCAAGCGGGCGCGAAACTGCGTCTATTGGTCGAGCGATGTGAAGGGATTCATGGGCTTGGCCGCAACCGGACCGACGAGATCTTGCAAGGTCGGCCCTGCCGTTCCGAGTATTACGTTAAACAAAATCACCGCTGTTGTGGAGGTATCGGCAAAAGCGGAGGAAGCGTGGTTGAAATCCCTATGGAGCGAGTAATTTTCGGCAGAGTCGACAATTGGTCCGGGTACGGGTCCGGGTCCGGGTACGGGTCCGGGTACGGGTCCGGGGACGGGTACGGGTACGGGTACGGGTACGGGTCCGGGTCCGCGTACGGGGACGGGGACGGGTCCGGGGACGGGTACGGGTACGGGTACGACAAAACCTACCTCGCGGCTGTCGCGGACGGTGCTGTGGGTGATCGTGCCGCCGAGCTTCGCAAGAGCGGGGTCGTGATTGCGTTCTGGCGGTCTGACAAGGACGGCAAACCGATGAACGGAGGCTCGGGGGAGCCTGTCACGGTTGGGGCAGTCCAGGAAGAATCAGGGCCGCTGGTTCCGTGCCGCGCCGGAGCCTTGCACGCGACCATGAAGCCGACCGCGTGGAAGGGAGAACGGCTTTGGGTTGTGGCCCTTTATCCTCCTGTGGAAATCGTGGACGAGGACAAGTTCGCCGCAAAGAAGCGGGAGATTCTGGCGGAGATTGTCCCAAACTTCTTCAATTGATTGCTTCTAATCGCTGTGTTTTTGAAGCTGTTTTATTTCTGAGGAGGAATTATGTCACTTCGCATTACGAAAGCGTCCGATCCAATGCTCGTGGAGCGGATTAACATTTGCCTGTACTCGGGTCCAGGTGTGGGAAAAACCACGATGGGCTATACCGCTAACAATCCACTGCTCTTAGACGCGGACGAAGGCTCTTACCGCGCCGGAAACCGCAAGGATACCGTCCTAGTCCAGAAGTGGGAGGACATGGCGGCGGTCGAAGCCTCAGACCTCGCACCGTACAGCACGGTCGTAGTCGATACCGCTGGCCGAGCGCTCGATAAGCTCACCGTTTCAATCATTGGCGGCAATCCAAAGCTCGGACGCGCTGGCGCTCTGACCCTGCAAGGCTATGGCGAACTCAAGGCCAAGTTCACAGCTTGGATGAAAATGCTCAATTCGCTCGGCAAGGACGTGGTTCTGCTCTGCCACATGGACGAGCAACGCCGCGGGGATGACGTGATTGACCGTCTGGATGTGCAGGGCGGCTCCAAGGGCGAAATCTACAAGTCAGTGGATGCGATGGGCAAACTCTACGTCCAGGGCAAGGAACGAATGCTGGACTTTTCGCCGCGGGAGAACTCCTACGGCAAGAATCCCGGCGCCTTTGACATAATCCGCGTTCCCTCACCATTGCCGGCCGATTTCCTAGCAGTCCTGATTCAGCAGATCAAGGACAAACTGAACTACCTCGGGAAGCAGCAGAAGGCCGAGCAGGACATGATTGAGGAATGGACAATCGCCATCGAAGCGTGCACAACTGCGGAGGAGTTTACGCGCTACATTCCCGAAGCAACCAAGGCGGGAACTGTGGTCAAAATGTTGCTTCACACCGCGGCCACTAAGAAGGGCTTTGCTTTCAATCGCCTGACGGGATGCTACGAAGCAAAGGCCGAACCGAAAGCGGTCGCAAAGAAGAAAGCCGCGCAAGAGGAGCTCGTGGGATTCGGCGCGACGGACGGAGACTAGACATGCTGAGCACGAGCGTTAGCAACGTGAACTTATTCAAGACCTGGAGCGAGGAAGAAGGCCTCGGTGTGGACTGGCTGATCGACCGAATCTTGGTCCGCACCGAGACTCCAGCCATGAAAGCAGGCACGGCGTTCCATGCTGCTGTTGAAAACGCAGGAGATACGGAACACTTCGTCCTGAAGGCGATGGGCTACACGTTCGAGATCCTCTGCGACATGGAGATTGCCCTGCCGCGACTGCGAGAAGTCTCCATTTCTCAGGAGTACGATGGCCTGCTCGTGCGAGGCCGGGTTGACGGAATCGACGGGAAGATCGTCATGGATCTGAAGACGACCGAGCAATTTGACGCGGAGAGGTATGTGGACGGGCTGGCATGGAGATACTACCTCGACATTTGCGGGGCAGATCGCTTCGACTGGCACGTTTTTCAGGTAAGACATGTTACTTCCAACGATCCTGAGCAGCCTAAATTGGTGGAAGTCTATAATTATCACCTACTTAAACAGTATCGATATGCGGGATTGCATGAGGATTGCCTAGATTGGGCACGGCGCTACAGGGCCTTTGCGGAGAAATTCTTACCCGTTTCAGCGAATGCGGCCTGAGGGTCGCTCAGAATGGCTCTAATGCGCGGGAAACGCTATCTGGCGAAAGTGGGACAATCGGAATCCGCTCCGAGGCAGGGTTGGGATCTAGAGGCGGCGTGGCAGCGATGGCTTCGCTACAAGACCAAACTGGAAACAGAGTTTCGGCGGGCCGATCCTAAACCGTTGGACGGATTGCGGGTGAAACGTGAGAATACGTCGCACAATTAAGATTTGGTGCAGGCAATGTAAGCGGTGGAAGCCTGCCGTAAAATCGCGGGTCACGCGGGCACGCAAGTTCGGGCTGCCGATTTACTGTGGTCGCGTGTGCTCGGGGCTGGCACGACGCAATCCGAATCCACCAACACCGGAGGAGCGTAAACGATTGAAGGCTCAATACGATGTGGGGTATCGGGCTGACAATGCGGCTCTGCTAAAGGCGAAAAAAGCGGCCTATTACCAGCGTACCCACGATCCTGAGAAAGAGCGCATCGCTCGGAAACTGCGTATGCCGCAGCACGTCGCCTATTGTCGTCGGCCCGAATATCGGGCCAAGAAGCAGATATATGACCTTGAGCACCGTGCCCAGAAGAATTTTGGCCCATTCGCAGAAGCGGCTTTGGTTCTGCGAGACGTGGAAATGGAAATCAATCGCCGGATGACTTGGGTTGAGCGGCACCAAGTCAACGGAACAATCAACAAGAGCACACAAAGGAAACGAGACTATGCCATCCAAACAGGCACCACCTATCCCCGCTAAACTCAGCGCCACAGCTCTCAAAGACGTACTGTGGTCAACCCTCAACGAGATCAAGTGCGACACCATGCTTCCGGCCCAAGGTGATGCTATCGCCGCGCAAGCTCGGGAGATCCTGCGAACGGTCAAAGTGCAACTCCAGGTTGTCGGCCAATCCAAGCGCACCGTGCCGCTGGATGTAATTGAGTTTGCAGAGAAATGACTAGGGGGCGTTATGTTTACGTTCATCGTGTGGGTGATCGGTATAGGCATCCTGGGCTGGATGGCGCTGATTGATTTTGGCATCGTCTGTGCCGCCTGGGAAGCTCACTGGTTTGCAGGGCTAGTCGTTACGGCTGGCTCTGCGGCTGTTTGGTTAATGATCTTGGCGTATTTCTTGGCTTGACTTTGGCGCCGATGGGTATATCATCGGAGCCGAATCGTTGGGCCGGGCGTGTCGGTCAAGTTTACCTTTGCCGGTTACTCCCGGCCCTCGGCCCACGATTTTTTGAAGTAACCGGCAATGAGCGTACAAGCTATGTCTTGGGTGATCGAGCATTCCCAACACAAGGGAAATGCCTTTGTTGTGCTGCTGATGATTGCCAACCATGCCCGGTCGGATGGTTCTGGGGCGTGGCCTTCGGTCAAAACACTTGCTGGGGAAGCTCGGATTAGCCCGCGAGCGGTCCAGTACACTATCAGGCGACTCGAGCGCTCTGGCGAACTCGAGACCGGGGTAAGTTTGGGACCGGGTGGGTCAAACCTGTACTCTCTGCCCAAGTACGCAAAATCTGCGTACGCAAAACTTGCGCCCCCTACGCAACATGCTTGCGCCCCCCCTACGCAAATACCTGCACCACCCCCCGCAATAGCTATTGCGCCCGAACCGTCCTTAAAGCAACCATCCTTGAACCGTCCTATTAAAACCTCTGCGCGTATTCACTTCGCAATCCCCTCACTCGGGGAGATAACGGCCTACTGCCAGGAGCGCGGCAACAAGGTGGATCCGCAGAACTTCTTCGATCACTACACAGCGAACGGTTGGTTAGTTGGTAGAAACCACATGAAGGACTGGCGAGCCGCGGTCAGGACGTGGGAGAAGAACGCATTTAATCCGGCGCAGCGAAAAGAATCTTTGGCAGAAAGGAACCAACGTGCCTTTGAAGAAATGGAAAGACGTGCTAAACACGACGATGCTGATGTTCAGTAAGACCCTTGAGCCGGACGAATGGGCAGCTTGGGGGAAGATTTTGGAGCCACTCCCTTCTAAGGCAATGGGTTTGGCCTTCGAGAATTGGCAGCGGAATGGAAAATTCTTCCCGAAGCCCAAAGACATTCTTGATCTAGTTGAGGTTTACAAAACCGAGCATCGCGTCATATTCAGACCGTGTGGCAATTGCTCTGACGGATGGATCGTTGTCACAGAGGGCGCCAAGTGGCGCGACAAAGACGGAAACTTGAGGCCAGTAGCTCCTGGTAACAAGGCCGTTAGACGTTGTGAGTGCTTTGTTACGTGGGCAGCGGGGCAACGAGCATGATTGACGACTCACAAGACGAATTGGAAGCACCGTGGGGCGGTATGTTCCCACATCCTGTGCTCGGGCTGTCTACAACGCCGCGCCGACCGACCAAAATGGAAATGAGGGCAATGTGGCAGGCGCTCAATGCCAAAATGAATATGAATCGGGTGATGAAATGAGATTAACGACCGAGCAGTACAATGACCAATTAGAAAGCCTCAAGCAAGAGCCAACCCTTCGCCTATTGGTGGTTGCAGTTATCGCAAGCCGATCGCAACAAGTACTGGGGCAGCATCGACTTAATCCGCGTAGCCTTCAAAGCAGGATTGGCTATTGGACTGGACGCGAAGCTCAACATGGGCCGGGTGATAGGGAAATGAGGAACTTATGAATAGGCGCGTAAAAGTTGTGCAAAATATCGAGAATCACGACTGGAAGGCCGAGCCGCTGCGCTACGATCCGAGCCGGGGGTACATGCTCTGCCGCACCTGTTGGAATGGCTGTCATTGGTCGCCAATTTACAAGGACAAGCGGGGAGTACGGGTGAATCTCTGCGATAAGAACGGTTGTGGGTGTGGATGTACCGATACTGGTCCGCGCAAGATCAAGTTCACAGGAGCGGGCCAGAGGATATTACCCGAGGCTGATCCCATTTACATCGGCCCGAGAGCGG